TTTCGTTGGAAAGATTCGGTAGTCTGCGCCTCGACTGGAGGCTTCAGCCGCAACCTTTTCGATCAGTTTCTCATGCCCGACAGTAGGGGGATTGAATCGACCCCATCCAATGACAATGGCGCCTTTCTTCTTGCCGCGAGCTTCTGATAGCATTCCGCGATATGTCTTCTTATTATCCATTCGGGTTTCCCTTGGGCTTACCGGTTAACTTATGATAGGTTTGCCTTGACCTAACTATCATTATGGTATTTATTCTTCTGACCCTCCGCCTCGGAATTTCTTTAGTCGTTCCATTTCAGACTTTCGGACTTGAGGAAATAGCTTTTTGGACATCCTTGCAATCACAGGAGCCTTCTTCTTCAACTTGTCTTCAATGGCTTTGCGTTGGGCAAATGAAACATCAGGCGGCCTCTTACCTTTTGAAAGTTTCTTGAACAGGAGCATTCGGGCCTGCTTGGTGGATCTCAGGAGGAGCTTCTCGCGTGATGCCATCTTTCGCTTTGCCCGTTCTCTGCCTCGTTGGATCTTCGGGGCAAACCTTCGGAGCTGCATGGCCTTTCGTCGTCTGGCGGATACAGATAACCCTTCGTCTATGGTGTCATCTTTCTGCCAATCGTTGAAGGATTTCATTGGGGAATTAGCGTCCTACTGCCCAGACGGTTAGGGTATTTGTTTCAGTATCCGCCGTGCCACTACGGTCCTGAACAATAACATATATAGTCTGGCCTGCAAAAGCGGAGCCCCCTCCGGCCATGATTGAAGTGTGGGTGGACGGATTTCCCGTAGTACAAGATCCGGTGGCCGCCGCGCCGGTCTCAATGGTGAGGGTTGTTGATGGGACAGATGTTTCTTTTGTGCAAGTATCATCAGCGCAGAGAAACACCATCATATCTATGTCTTCGGACCCATCAGGAACCGTAGCCTCCAAATCATTAAGCAAACAAATCGTCGCACCTCCAGGAGATGCAATCTTTAAAGGAGCAGAAGCACATTCATTATTCATAAAACTCGTCAAGGTGGAGCCAGACGAGGCCGACATATCACATTCCACACCCGTCAACACCCCACCCACATCATTGATTGTTTCAAATTCAGTTCCCTTACCATTTAATTGAAAATATAATTTTTGATTTTTCTTTAATGTCTGAATTCCTCCTCGCGTAGGAGCCTGGCGAACATCAGCCAATTCAGCAACTGACCAAGCGTCCGGCGAACCATCGGATCCCCCATCTGGGGCCATATTTAAGGTCCATTTATTAAGTACATTGGCACTACCCGGGCTTGCTCCTGCATACGCAACCCCAGAGGACATCATCATAACGGCCGCTGTCAGCAGCCCTACCTTACGCAAAAAATTCTTCATTTTATTATTCTCCTATAGAAAAGTCTACTTCTATTTATCCCTACTTTAATCTTAAACCTTTATTCCATGGAATTGTCCCTTTTTTGGCTTTAGATATATTTTCACAATGTTCTTTAGTTCTTGGAGGTTTTGGTTTTCTCAATTTTTGCTTAGTTTCTTCACTAAGATTCCAATGACGACCTAACTGATTTGCCTCACCACCTTTAGTCATATTATATTCAGCATTCTCGCTAATAATATAATCATTCTCTTTCTGAAGCGCATCTTCTCCATAATAAAGTTGTTCGACAACAAAGGCTTCTTTTCCATGTTTTCTCATTGAGGAATATAATTTAGACTTTTTATTCCTCTTAAATGTATTTGAACAATGTTGATACCATCTATTTTTAGGTGTAGTCGAAGTAAACCCCACATAGCATTTGTTGGTATTTTTATTTGTTAATTTGTAAAGATAGTGCATATTTCACTTAGACCAATTTTTTTGAGCCGTGAAATTGTTGTGACTAAAAGTGAGCCGATCCACCAGTTTGACTGCATTTCCCTTCAGGCGATCCACGACCACATAGCCTTCGTCTGGCGTCACCTTGAATCCAGTCTTGGTCTTGATGAATGTTCTTGCCAGTCGTCTTGCTCCTGTGTCTAGCTTGTTTAAAATCAACTCTTTTGCATCCAGAATATGCCCCTGGAACTCGACAAGTTGAATGATAGTAGCCTGTGACTGACGAATCACCCTGAGGTGTTGCTTCATCAGGGCCGTCTTTCGTTTTTTGGTCGCAGGCATCTTGGCCTTGTCTATCTGATTGACTTTCCACCAGTTCTCAAAGTATTTGGCATACCCTAGTGCATGGGCCCTAGGATTTGTGATTTTCTGCCCTGCACGAACCATGTTATTGTTATATGTCTTGAATCCAGAACCAGACCAAGCCCCTCCAGTAGCTCCTCCTAAAGCATCTTGCATATCCAAGAACCTCTTCAGGCTTCTGGAATTGATTCTATGGAAGACTGTCCCTGCGCGTGAGAGATAGCGGGTGATCTCTGTGGTGTCTTTCTTGGTGAACAACATTTTCCCTGAGACATCACGATAGGTTGCATCGTCAAACCAGACATTCTTGGTCTTCTTGAAGCCAGAGACATTTGCTCCGAAGGAGGCTTTCATGTCGGCAAGCACCTTGCCCCCAGAATAGGTGGTGTGCCAGACGATCCCCATCTTTGCAGCCTTGATCTGTCGCGCAAGCGGGCTGTCTACAGGAACGGCATAGACAATTGTGTTTGGCTGGAATATGATATAGTCTTCGTCGTCAATCGTGGCTGTCTCAAGATCGCTCTGAGTGAACATCATGTCCCCCTGTAGGACTCCCTTGAACCCGAGTGCAGGAAGATTCTTTAGGGCAATCTGGAGCTTTTCGCGCAGCCCACCTGAATAGCCGTGCTTGTCAAGGTCTGCATTTGTCTTGACTAGTTTTGGATTGTTTGCGAACACCCCTTTGGTTCCTACGAAAAACTTTCCGTCTGTCGGGTCGATCCCTGCGAAGATTGCAGGCGCACCATCCCACTTGACAGAGATGTCCACGGGGCTTTTGGCCTCTCCGGCAAACATATCGCGGAGCGACTGAATGAAGTTGATGGCTGCTCTTCCTCCTGCCACACCGAAGTTTATAATCTCGTCCTCAATATGCTCAAGGTGCAGATTCTTGCCTGCGGTAGCTCCTTCGTCTAAGAGATGTTGGGTGAATGTTTGCATAGTTAATCAACTACCATAGAGATTAATTCGGTTAAATAAGGACCCTTTTCTACTAAATTTCTATAATATCCAGTGCCGTCAGACTTATTTTCTCGTTTCAACCTAAAGGACGCTAATATCTTACCATCAGATTCGCCTCCGTCTTTTATAATTAATATAGAAGGAAGAGGCTCGCCGGTCGTATCACTTGTCCCAACTTTCAATTCTGTTCTAAATTTATGAGTCGCTAATAATGAGCCAAGATTTTCAAAATTATACAAAGTTGTTTCTTTTCTACTTAATTGGACGAGAGTTACGTTTTCGTGTTGTAGTGTAGCATAATGTTCTAAAGCATTACCAATAGTAGTAAATAATTTCTTTCTCTCTTTCTTACCAGGCGCTCCTGTTTTATTCAGTATAGTATTTAATTTACCATAAACATTATTATATACCATATTGACGGCCTTTGATGTATCCTTGTCCTCTTTTAGAGTTTTATTATAATTAGATTTTAGTTGTGAAGTTAAAGTGATGCCAAATATCCTGTTAAAAAATTCTTTATATCCATCTACTAGTCTCCCACGAACCTTTTCTCTTTCAAAATTAACTCCCCCTTTTTGCCCAAATTGCTTAACGTCATCAATCTTTAATGATACTTGTATATCTGTTTTTATAAGCTCACCTTTATCGTTTGTAATTTCTACATACACATCAACTTTGGTCGTTTTTTGATCTTTAACTCCGGCCGCTCGTACTTGAATTAGATCATATCTACCATTTTCATACACCGTAGTGGCCCATTGTTTAACGATTGGAGAATTTGCATACCTACATGATGCCACGACATATTCATCTAATGCAGCTTTACTTTTACGATTAAGTAAAAAGGCCAAATTAACCGGAGCTAAATGTATAGCTAATTCAACATCATCTTTTATTTTTGTTCCTTTATTTGGGGCCTCATATATTTTATGAACTTTATCCGCGCTTTTTCTTTTTGGTAGCCCCCAAAGCATTTTGAACACTTCCTGCGGTGTAACATCAGACCCTCTTCTACCTCGTACTAATGTAAAGCGACAAGCGATTGCGGCCGCAAAAACACCTTCTGCGGTATCTCCCATATTTGCGCCAACCTTTGGTTTACAAATTTGACCAAACTTAATTTCTTTATTTTGATAACTTGATAAAAAAGTTAAATCAAGAGCCTCGTTTATTTGCCCGTCGGAGACTAATTTTAAAAATTTAGTCAGGGCCTTTTTATCGGACGATTTTACCCAGGTAGGTTCCACAACAACTCTAAACTTATCTCCAGAAGCAAACATATCGGCCACTCCTGGAGCATACTTCCCTATTTTTTTGCCTGTAGTGTCACGAATGGGCGTTCCCGATTGCTCAATTTTCATTTACTTCTTCCTTAAAAACTTCGCAGGCCCATTCTTTCTCCGGTCCCCAGCATCAAAAGAATAATCACTACTGGGCATTCCTTTTTTTGGAATTTTAACAGCCCATGTAGTGTCATGAGGTACAGAAGACTTGCTGCCATATCCCTTTACGCGAAAACG